ACCGCGGTGGCCTGGCCGGGGGTGAGCATCGGCGCCACCGCCGGCAACGCCTGCGAGATCGCCTCGTAAGTGTCCTGCATCAGCGTGATCGTATCGGGGCCCTCATCGAGGATGATATCGACATCCAACTCGCCGATCGCGTTTCGCATCATGCCCGATGGCTGGCCATCAGGGCCGTTGAGCATTTCGTTGATCTGCACGAATTGCGGCTGGCCCTCGGCGTCGGTAATCCTGATCCACCGCTGATTGGTCCAGTACTTCTGCGCCGCATTGAACAGCGCGCGATAAACCCGCACCTTCCAGCCGCGCAGGTTGAACATGTAGGGGCCGAGCCCGGCCAGGCCGGCCTGCTGCAGCAGCGCAATGGCGCGGCCGCTCGATCCGCCGCTCGCCGCATCGCCGCCGATCATCGCCGAATTCGGGCCGAAGGTTTCGATTTCGGCCTTGGCATCCTGCATGAACTGCAGTTGCCCCATCACCGCGGCCTGCTTGGCCTGATCATCGAACCGGATGTCGTCCAGCGACGTGTTGACCAGCACGATGCCGTCGCTGCGCGCTGCCTCCCGCCGCATCGCCTCGATGTTGGTGTCGGCAATTGCCGACTTGGTGGCGATGATGCGGCGGTTGTTCAATTCGTGCAGCGCCTTCGATCGGCGCTGGTTGACCTCGTCCTGCGGCGACATAAGATTGCGCGGGAAACCATAGCGATCACCGTCATGATCCACGGCCGCGCTGAACATGATGTACTTGGCGATCGGCTTGTCGTGCTCGTCAATAAACGGCGACTCGCCTTGCATAAGGATCTTAGAGCCCGTGAACAGCGCCCACTTCCAGCCACCCTGTGACTTGTACCAAATATCAACCAATCGAATTTGCTTGAAATCGCCATTGGTCGCAAACCACCTGTTGTCGCGGTCGCTGTTGCTCATCAACTCGGTGTTGGCATCGCACGCCGCTTTGATGTCCTCCTCCATGCCGGGCAGCATTTCAACGAGTTGCTCCTCGTCGACGAACTTACCCATGCCGAGATAGCGCGCGTCCTCGAAATCGTGCTTGAACGAGCGCGGGTCATAAAAAAACCCGTCGTTGTCGACGGGTTTGAACATCACATCATAGTCAGGTTGCTCCTGCGGTGGCGAGCCGCGGGCTTGCTGCGGCGTCGGCGGCACCGCCTTGAGGTCGAGTTCGATGCCAGCAAGACCGTCCACTGCGGCGCTCTCGGTCACCACCGGCGTAACCGCGTTCCAATTGTTATTGTCCATCAAGTATCTGAGCACCGCGGTCGCCAGATCGGCGCCGGCCTGGTGCTCGGGCGTGCGCGGGAATGCCTTGGGGTCTTGCTTGAGCCGCTCGACCGTGCCGACGATGCCATCGATTTTCTGGCCGATCTTGTTGTACGTCACGATCGGTTGGCGCCGATCGTTGAATGTTTTGACCTGCTCGTTCGTCCACTGCGCGCCATGGCGATAGCGCCGCGCCAACTGCTGCTCCTCGATCTCCAGCCGCTTGCTGTCGAGATAGGTCGTGTAGGCCTTGACGCATTTTTCCAGCGGCCAAAAACCGTCCTTCTCGTCCTGCTGATCGAGATCCGCCGGCCCATGCCCGCGTGCGCCGCCACCGGCGGTCGTGCTGTAGCCGGTGAAGTTGACGACGTTGGTGACCGCCATGTCAGTAAGCCTTGTTGCCGATCTGCGTGGGCGGCATCGGCGGCCGCCCCATCAGCCCGCCGGGCTGCAGGCCGGGCACCGGCGGCGGCAAGGGTTCTGGCCCAGGTGACATGCCAGGGGGGACGGGCGGGGCGCCCGGGCCAGTGTCACCCCCGGGAGGTGGGGGCGGCATTGCAGTATCAGGGCCGCTCGTCGGGCCGGTCATGCCGGCGCCGAGGTTGCTCTGCATGAAGCCGATCATCAGCGGCATCACCTCGCCGGTTTCCTGCGGCGACAACGAGCCGACGAACGCGGCGAACTTTTCCATCACAGACATCACTCGCCCTCATAGGTTTGACGGCCGATCGACAGCGGCCACCGTGTTCTTGGTGGCTGCGGCGCATACTGCTTGGCCTGGTCTTCGTGCAGTTGCTGCGCGTAGGCATCGCTTTCCGCTGGCGTGCTGAACTTGCCGAGGTGCTGGCCGGTCTGGCGATAATGCGCGATCGCATCCTCGTCCGACATGATGTAGCCGTCAGGATGCACGGTCGGGATCAGCACCTCCTTGCCGTCGAGGTTCACGCCCATCGAGCGCACGGTGGAGATCGAGCCGTTCGGGTTCTTCACCACCGGCCGCTTGGTCAGGTCGATGTTGCCGGGTTCAAGTTGGGGCATCTATCTGCCCTCATAGCGTTGCCGGCCGATCGTCAATAATCCCGGCGGCCAGCCGGTCATGTCCGGTGTCGGCATAGCCGCCTCCTAGAATTGCCGCCAATCATCCGCCGCAGTGCTCTTACGGTAGACCTCGTAGCCGGACACATCCTCGGGCTTTGGCGGTTCTTTCACTGCAATCCACGGCCGGCTCATGCAAGCGTAGCGGCACTCGTCCGCGGCATGGTCCTCGCTCTCGGAATAGACATCCTCATGCCGATCGGGATCGTGTTGCAGAAATGGCACAGTCCTGATGAAGTCCAGACAGGTCGAGAACACGACCAGCATGGCGTGGCCGTCGTCGTTGCCGACCAGCCTGGCGCGCACCTGATCCCAGCCGCCGAGGTGCCCCATCACCCGCACCCGCATGTTGTCGGCCTTGCGGAACCAGACCTTGCCGCCGGTGTCGGTGCCCATGCGCTCGGCGATCGAGGGCCCGCCGTCCTGGGCGAACGCGCTCGGATCGAGCACGCCGTAGGATATTTCCTCGCCTTTTTCCCGCGCCAAAATTCCTTTGCCGACCTCGCCGGCATGCAGTTTCAGGCCGACATTGGGCTCATTCGGCCGCATCCCGTACCATTCCCGGTAGCGCACCATGGCGCCGCGCGGGATCACGCGGCCGTGAACCTGCCATTCGTCCGAAGCCACCGCCCACCACCCGACCGAGAACGGCGAGGCCGAGCCCCAATCCATCGAGCGAAACCGCATCCAATCCTTCGGGATTTCGAACGGCTCGATCACATGCCGGCCGGTGTTCCAGCAGTCGAAGAAGGCGCCCAGCGTCACCGACCAATCGCCGTCCAGCCAGGCCTGCACCAATTCCTTGCTGCCGCTCGATCGCAGCCGCTGCTTGTACGCCTCCACGTCGATGAACTGGTTGTTGCCGACCTTCGACGGGATGAAGATGCGCTCCAGCCCGGTATTGGCGTCCTTTATGACCTTGTTGCCGAGCGGCGCCGGATCAATGTAGCGCGCTTTTATCCACTGGTGCCCCGGGCCACCCGGATTGCCCGTGAGCCGGATACCCACAGGCACGCCAGAACCGGATCGTAGCGTCGCGAACAGCTTGAAGATCGGGGCCGGGCTCGGAAAGTTCCCCGCTTCCTCTATATAAAGCCTGCTGTAACTGTGGCCCTGATAAAGCTCGGCGTCGGCGTCGCGCTCCAAATAGCTGAACTTGAGGCGTGCGCCGTTGGGGTCTCGCCATGTCTTCTCCTGCTCGTTGTATTGCCACTTGAGCGGCCCGAAGATCATCCGGCTGCGCTCGACCGTGTCCATCAATTCGGTGCGGGTTCGCCGCAGCATCAGCCCGGAAGCATTGATGCCGTATTCGTTGGCGTGGGACATCCACTCGCCCAGCACGCCATCGGATTTGCCGCCACCGCGGGCGCCGCCGAAGAACACCTCGAATACCGGACATTCCAGCAGCGCCCACTGGGCGAAATTCCCGCCTGGGCTCCAGATCGTTTTGACTTGGTCAGTTTGGGCGTCCATCACCTGATCACGACAGCGTTGTGGACTATTTCCCCAGCAGCATTGCGGGCTTCCACCCCGATCCCGAAGATAAAATGGTGGACGCTAGGGTCGCGGTAGCACCAGCGTTCCAAGGTCAAGCCTTCTGCCGCGATCCATTCCAGCAACACTGTTGCGGCATGATAGGTTTTAATGTGCTGATCCATTGCCGTTGCCACTAACCGAATTCGGTTTGTCCGTCACCGAATTCGGCGACGGCAGGGCCGTCAGTTCAAGTGCGTCAGGAACTCCGTACTTCCTGACCCACTCCTCCTTGGTCAGCACCTTGGGCAATTCTGCAACATAGCGCACATTCACATCCGCTGAGATCAGTGTGCGGGTTAGATCGGGCACCACCTTCTTGAGCAGCACGTCGATCGCGCGCACCTGTGGCATGGACAAATCCGCGATCTTGTGACCGTTTTTATCCACATCACCGAAAATAAACGACTGCAGGATCGTCACCAGCCGCTGCGCCTGAATTTTGGCTCGCACCTCATCCGGGTGAAACTGCATCTTGCCTTTGCGCTTCTCGATCGGCCCGGTCAGCGGGCGTAGGCGTTTCATTAGCCTCTCCACATGGACAGCAGCGACTGCGGCTCCGGGGTTGGCGGGTCCGCTGGCTTGCCGGTTATCGGGTCAACCCATTGCTGGGTGCGCGGATTGAAGACCGGCTGGCGCGGGGTTTCCCCGCCCATGGTCTGGCCGGTGTTCTCTGCCGGTGATAGTGCGCCGAGGATGCCGAGATTGGGGTTGCCGTACTCCATCGACAATTGCGACAGGTCGAGCCCCTTGGATGGGGTGTCCTCTGGGCCGGTCTGCGTCTGCGCGCCCTTGCCGGTGTAGGCCGGCTCGCTGTCCTTGCCGAACGGATCGCCAGATTTGCCGCCGTAGGGCGCCGCCGGTGCCGCCGGGAAACCAAGTTGCCCCAAGGCTTCTTGCTGCGCGGCGATCGCCGCCATGGTCTGCGCCTCGTTCATCGACATAGCGTCATCGACGGCGCCGGTGATGCCGACGTTGCCGCCCTCATAGCCGGTTTGCCCGCCCTTGCCGCTGCCTTGCGTGCCGGTCTGGCCGTGCGTGCTTTCGGCAGCGCCCTTACCAGCAGCTTCCGTCGCCGCCAGACTATCCAAGCCGGCAAAGCCGAGCGCGCCAACGGCAGAAGGGTTTCCGTAATTGCCGGCCCAACCGCCCGGAGTACCGGTCACGCCAAGGTCGCCAATCTCGCCCGATGCCCAGCCGGGATTACCGATGCCATAGCCGGGCGAGGCCTCGGCCGCAGCGGCGTGCGCGGCGCCGATGCCGACATTGCCACCCTCGTAGCCGGTCTGCCCGGTCTGACTGTCACCCAATTCACCATAACCAGTGCCAACGGCGCCGGGGCCAGCCATGCCCGCACCGAAATTGCCGAAAGCCCCCTGATCACCCTCAAAGCCGCCGTACTGACCAAACGCGCCACCGGCCCAGCCAGGCCCGCCGCTCAATCCACCAACGCCCCATCCTGGGGATGCGCCAACATCGCCCCAACCCGCCCAGCCGCCAAGCCCGGCATTGCCGAGGCCGTAGCCGCTCACGCCCGCCGTTTCACCAAGGCCGGCGCCAACGCCAAAGTTGCCGTCGCCTTCCGCGCCTCCACCCATGCCACCTTGACCGCCAGCGCCAGGCCCACCACCGACACCAATGCCACCACCGGCCGCACCGCCGCCCATGGCGCCCTGACCGCCTTGACCGGGACCACCGCCGACACCAATGCCACCACCCACGCCGGCCGAGGCATTGCCTGCGCCGGGGCCGCCCCAGCCAGGGCCGCCAATGCCGAATGCGCCAGCCGGCGCACCCATGTCGCCGAAGAAGCCACCCATGTTGGCACCGAGGTTGCCGGGATCGCCGAGATCGCCGGGATTGCCCGTATAGCCGAACGCAGCATCAAAGCCCGGGGCGCCGGCGGCAGCGAGGCCCGCCGCCAATCCGGTCGGATCGCCGGTCATGCCGAAGGCCGCATCATGCGCCGCCGCCACCGCCTCGGCGGCAGTCGGAGCGCCGGTCAGGCCCTCTACGCCACCAATGGCGCCAAAATTACCC